CCCACCTCCCAGCCCCACCCAATCCAGAATCGCCAATGTCCCCTATCACCGCAGCACCTGCCCCACTCTCCCGCCGCTTCTCCGTCGCACCCATGATGGATTGGACGCACTAATCACCCTACGCCCGAAAATAAAGGCCAATAGGTCTTCCATAAACTTCCCGTACCAATTTCGTACCATCGAATTCCTCCGCCCCTCTCACGCGCTGTAGCAAATATTAAGCAGCCGTTTTTGGCTCCATTCACGAGCAATTTCGCTGGTATCCAATACTTTTCTCGCATTGGCGCACCTCTCGCCATTCACCCGCTCAGGGAGCTTCAAGCTGCGTCCCTGTTCCTTGCACGGGGGAATAGTTACCTCAGAGTCAGACCAGCTTCTTCGACTACTTTTCAACATCAAAGAAATATTTCACCTTCGAAGCCCCAATCTTGGAACACAAAATGGGGTAAGCATCTTGGCTCGTCTTTTGGCTACACTCGCACCAACTGATCGTGTTGCTAGTGGTACTCCATTCACCCCCTGGGCACACACGACACGTCACCGGCGGCATGCGAGCAGTCGCTAGCTATGCTAGACCTCTCCCCAGACGCCTGTCGTTTTGCTATGAGCAGAATTTGATTTTGTTGCTCCCGCCCCCACCTTTCTCTCTCAGCATCTTGCTTCCCTTGTTCAGGGGAATTAAGCTGCACCTTTTCTCGCAAGATTAGGTACTACTGTGATTAAATCGATCGAAATCCGAAACTACAAATCGATCGAAAAGATCAAAATTGATCTTGGAAGGATAAATGTATTCATTGGCGAAAACGGTGCAGGGAAAAGTAACCTTCTCGAAGCTATTGCATTATCAGGCGCGGCAGCAGCAGGCAAACTCGACAATGAATTTCTTACTTCTCGAGGAATTCGTGTAACTCAGCCCCAGCTAATGCGCCCCCGATTTGAAGGCTGTGTAGACTCAGACCCTATTACGGTTAGTCTGACAACTGACGAAAGCGAGAGCGTCGAGTACGAAATACAGAATGATAACAAACAATATTCTCCTTGGAGCTGCGTTTTTAAGCGGAACGGAGAAGAAGAGCATCAATACATCCAAAGCAAAATAAACGAATTCATTACTAGCAGTGCATCTAATAGAAAAAAATTTAGCGACTCAATGCACGAATACCTCACGGCACCCCACGTAATACCTGAAACCAAAAAGAAGCAATCAAAAAAAACCAAAAAGCCAGACTTCATATCTTCCCTGCTTGAAAAATTCAGAACTAATTACTACGAACCTCCAAACAGCCTTAATCAATTTGTTGTATATTCCCCCGAGAATACGCAATTAAGATTAGTAGAAACCGAAAGCTCAATCGAACCTTTGGGAATCAATGGCGAAGGCCTGATCAAGTTTCTCTCGTTCCTTAGCTTTATAGATGACGACACTATTGAAGGCATCAACAAGTGCCTAAAACTACTTGGATGGTTTGAAGAATTTAGCATTAATGAAGAAACACCAATCCCAACCATAGATATTTATGACAGATATCTAGGGGAGAACAAGAAAAAACTTGATCTTAAAAGTGCAAACGAAGGGTTCCTATTCCTTATCTTTTACTTCTCACTATTTTCAAGTGATTGGACACCTAATTTTTTTGCCGTAGACAACATCGATGCATCGCTAAACCCCAAGATGTGTTCAGAGCTGGTCAAGCAACTTTCAGAACTTGCAAAACACCATGAAAAACAAGCTATTTTAACAACACATAACCCAGCGATTTTAGATGGTTTAAATCTAGACGATGACGAACAACGCTTGTTTGTAATCAGCCGAAACATTCATGGCTTTACTCGAATTAAACGCATTTTTAAGCCAGAAGGAAAGGCTTTAAAACTTTCAGAGATGTTTATGCGCGGATCGCTCGGCGGCTTACCTCAAGGATTTTAGTATGGCTACTTTCGCGCTTGTTTCAGAAGGCATTACAGACCAGGTCGTCATAGAGCATCTTATTTATGGCATAGTTGAAGATGGACATGACGAAGAAGTCTATTTCACCATACTTCAACCCCTTAGAGATGAGACAGATAAATCTCGACAACTAAGAGAGAGCTATGGTGGCTGGGAGAATGTTCTAGAGTATTGCACAAAGACTGAATTGCTGCTTGAAGCGCTCAGCACAAATCAATACCTTATCATACAAATTGATACTGATTGCTGCGAGCACCCGGCTTTCGGCTTGAGCTTTCATAAAAATGGAACGGAGACTACTCCAGTTGACTTGGCCACTGAAGTCAAAAATGTACTTATTAACAAGCTCACAGCCGATTTCTATAATCGCTTTCAAGATCGAATAATTTTTGCTGTCGCGGTGCACTCCACAGAATGCTGGTTATTACCTTTCTACGGAACTACAGCAAGCGCAAAAGTCAAAATTAAATCGTGCGAACACAAATTGACCTCCGAACTTGCAAAGTTAAATATTACCTTCGTTAAAGACCACCCTCGCTTTTCAATAATAAGCAAACCCCTAGCAAAATCAAAACTTATAAATAAAAATAAGGCTGCAAACTCAACGCTACACGCTTTTGTAGAGGATATTGCGTCGCTAGCCCCTTATTCCGCTAGCTTATCCGACGCTTAATAACAGCCTTAAAACAAATGTTAACTTTATGCTCTAAAACTCACATTCTCCATATTGAAAGCGAACCTTGGTTATCAGCTTCCCAAGCTGATAACGAGGGTTCGATTCCCTTCACCCGCTCCACTGGTTTCAAGGCTTCCAGCTTTTACCCGCTTCAACTATTTGTCTGCTCAGGTATCTGATTCTGTTTTTTTAAGACTTCGACCGAATGGAAACATACACCAGTGCGTCGACGAGCCTCCAACTCTCCGTAAACCTGAATATTTGCCAGCCACATCAGAACAGCCTTCTCAACGCTGAGGGCTCCCAGGTCATGATCACCACCTCCGCCACTATTCCTTTGCCAGGCCCGCGATGACGATTGCAATCAGCCACAAGCCAACTTTCGTAACGATGGCCGCTAGTGCGCAAAAGACCACCATTCAATCCCTATCCGAGTGCGGTTACCATCCGCTCTCTGCAATGACATGGAACAGGGAAATAAGCGCAGCTAACAGGAATCTTCCTAAAGCCAGCGCTTGTGCTTCCCGTTAACGTCCCCAGCGTCAGGCCGGAAACCTCCAAGGACGAACAAGGACGCTGCGTGAGCGGTTATGTGGACTCCATCCAACACTGGATTTGACACACTATTCGCAGCAAGCCTGAAAAAAAGGCCTAAAATTTTTGTCGCATTACACACGTACCAATTTCGTACCAGCACCATTCGTGCACCACCAAATTCGACCCTCTCCCTCATTTTCTGCAGCAAATTTTAAGCAACCGTTTTCGGCTTCAATCACGAGCACTGTCGCTGCTGTCAAAACCCACACAGAGGTGACGTTCATGGATTAGGCGTAGCCGCCCGACTGCACCCCAGCCAGCTTGGCTAACTCCTCGAATATTCATTCCTGTTTATGCATGTGACAATTACTGCCCCTCCAGCGCACTTTCGGTACTATGCTCTTTATTTTTTCGAAAGGAGTCGATGCCATGTCAGACGAGTATTCGTTATCGGATGTGCTGGAAAGGATGTACCAGAATCAGCTCGGCCTAGAGGCAGCCCTGATGGAGCTGACACTTCTTGCTGAAAAGCAGGGTATGACCGACGTTGGTGAAAACGTTCGTGGTGCCTTGTGGGGGATTGGCGAGAACGCCGGCCACATCAAGCAAAGATTGGCCAAGCTGAAGGGAAAGAGAGAGGGCTAGATTGGCCTATATGTATCTGCTCCGATCATTCGGGCTGTGCCGCTACCAGTCCGCATGTCGGCCAGAAGCGGACATTGAACTATTTGAATCCAACACTTGGCTCAAGTAGATCAGCTGTGATTAGTGGCAGTTACACTGTTGAATTTAGCTAACCGATGGATGCGGATCATGAAAATAGATTTCTTTAAAGACCCAAGCAGCAACAAAAAAAAACTGCACCCTCAATATATCCAGCTAAAAAACAGCCCTGGATTTAAACCCGCCCGAACTATTTTGAGATCCATCCAAAAAAAATTTGTAGATCCGGATGGGAATTTCGTCGAGCAATTTCAGACCACTGGCTTTGATCAGAGAACATTTGAATTATTCTTAAATGAATTGTTCAAGTCGCAAAATATTACAATTGACCGAAGACATGATCGCCCTGACTTTCTTTTGAGCAAAGGTGACCGTACTATAGCATTAGAAGCGGTTACGGCGAACCCATCAAATAATAGCGGAATTGTTCCCTACTCCCTGTATCCTGACTTAGATAGCACGGATAGCGAACTAGGCGACCTTTATCGCCATGAAATCCCGATACGTCTTGGCAGCCCGTTGTTCTCAAAACTGAAAAAAGAATATTGGACGCTACCTCAAGTCAAAGGAAAATCACTAGTCATTGCAATTCAAGACTTTAGTCGCCCAGGTTCCTTGACTTCTTCTTCATCTGCTCTTGCTCAATATCTTTATGGCGTTGAATATGAAGCCCTGAAGGACAAATCCGGCAATCTGACTGTTCTCCATAAACCCATTAAAGAGCATATAAAAGGATCAAAAATAATTCCATCTGGCTTCTTTGATTTGCCTGGCTCGGAAAATATATCTGGTATTCTTTTTTGCAATACCGGCACGATAGCTACATTTAACCGCATTAGCCACGCAGGCAAGGGGAATGATCCAACTTTAAGAATGATTCGATATGGAACATCCTATCGCCATGACAAAAACGCTACCCTCCCCGCACCATTCATGTATGAAATCGGTACCTATCAAGCCGAAAAAGAAACCTGGAATCAAGGAACTATATACTTCCACAATCCAAATGCATTAATTCCTCTTCCGATCGGGTGGGTAGGTGCTTCAGCTGACACGCACCTCAAAGATGGCGAACATATTACAAACTTTCATGATGACTTTCATCCATATATGTCCGTAACAGAAATATTCAACGAACGTGACAACAGAAAAAAAGTTGATGACCATTTACAAACAATTTGGAAATCCCTTACTGACATCTTCCCTATAGATGAATCCTAAAAATCAGGCCAGAGCGCTCTCACTTCCAAGTCCTACTAGAGAGCGCTAGCTTTAGGACAATGCTAGTCATATCATCTGGATAGGAATTCGAACCCGAGCGACCCACGTCATAGCCCGCTATAGACCGTTTTTATTGGGAGGAATTTTTTATATTGCAGGTCCAGAAACGGCCTTTGCGGCTTGGGTTTTGCCCTAAATCTGCCCTAGAACTAAACTATCCCCACGCTGCCCATCAGCGAATCCCTGCTTCAACTGGTTTTCTGTTTTTTTTCAAGACAGTCAACGGATAGAAATAGACACCAGCGCTTCGACGATTCGAACCCGCCCCCTAAATTCATCGCCGCCCCTCGCCCGCCAAGGAACCATTCGTCACCATGGTGCATCTTCGCTTGAAGATTAGCCAAAATAGACTGTATAAATAACCAGCACAAATTACGTGATTGAACGCTGAGCAGGCGTCCAGTGTTCGAGATCTACAGAGGCGTATCGACAGCCAATTCGATTGAGGTAATGCGCCGCACTATCAAGTGTTTTAAAGCGCCGAATATGACCTCGCTTTGCCTGCAAAGCACATTTCGTTAACCCGGAGCCCACAAGCACGACAAAGGAATCCTGTTCAGCTGAAATAGTGACATCAACCTGAGCTCCCACGCCGAGCATTTCCCTGAGGGATTCACCTTTTATCATGCCTTCAATAGCCATCGCGCCAACCCTCACAGGTTGTAAGCTTATGCCAACCCCTCAAATAAACCAAGATGGGAGCCCAAAAACGCAAAAACGGGCTCCACTATTGTCGAAAACGAGCTTAACTGCTAATGTTAGCAGCATGAGTATTAATAGCAAAGCCTGTAGAAATCATCCTTCAGGCCAGGGGCAATACGTATGACGCTACGAGTAGCTTCCTTTTTCGCAGGCATTGGCGGGTTCGATCTCGGCTTCGAGCGCGCCGGTATGGAAGTCGTCTGGCAATGCGAGGTTGAACCGTTTTGTCAGAAAATCCTTGCGCAGCATTGGCCACATGTTCCGTTGGCAAAAGACATTACAAAGGTGACAGCAGATGAAATCCCAGATGCAGATGTTTGGGTCGGAGGATTCCCTTGCCAAGACGTCTCCCTCGCCCGAATGGGCCCCAGAAGCGGCCTCCGAGGAAAAAAATCGGGACTCTTCTACGACTATGCAAAACTTATTGAAAGCCGCCGCCCCTCTGTTGTCGTTATCGAAAACGTATCAGGTCTCCTCTCTTCCCACGAAGGACGCGACTTCGGAATCGTCATTCAAACGCTGGCCGAACTCGGGTATGGCGTGGCATGGAGAGTGCTTAACAGCCGCTACTTCGGAGTCCCCCAGTCTCGCCAAAGAGTCTTTATTGTTGCCACTTATAGAGACCCAGGACTTGCCGGAGAAATACTTTTTGAGCCCCAATGCAGCGATGGGAGCGATTCGACGAGCAGACAAAATGGGCAGAAGTCTATTTCCCCCTTTAAGACAAGCTATGGAGATCCTGTCAACGGGCCCATCGTCCAAGGAATAGCGTACTGCTTGTATGCTTGCTCCGCGCGTCATACAGGAACGGATTGGAGTCGCACCTACGTATCCTATCCCGCAGGCCGAGTACGACGTCTTACGCCACTGGAGTCGGAGCGAATTCAAGGCTTCCCCGACAACTGGACATTGCCGTTAGACAACGACGATGATTCAGACAGGATTGAATCAAAGCGTTATCACGCAGCAGGCAACGCAGTCACAGTGAATGTAGTGGAATGGCTTGGTAACCGGGTACGGAGCGCAGTGGAACGCAAGCAGGCCTCAAACCTGAAGCCTGCTACAAAGCGCTTAAAAATCGACCCGCATGTCCTCGTAGAGCTGACTTAGTAATTTCGGACTAGGCCATTCTAATTTGTTAGCTGGTAGCCGGGACAAGGGAATTGGGCCGGCAACCGCTTCAAAGCTTTGCATTACAACAGGAGAGTCAGCAAATGCGATTTTTGCCAACTTTGTTATAATGACCTCGTAGCCAATCCCGTCAAACCTCAACGCCAACAAATACTGATCAAATGCCCAGTGATGCAATTTACAAAGGCATAATCCATTAACAACAACATCTGCCTCGTACTGCGACCAAGGGATAATGTGAGCAGCATCGACGCCAGCTATTCGAACACTTTCTGACGTCGGAAGTTTTAAACCGCAGAACAAACAACCCGAATCATAAGCCCGTCTTACATCTCTTCTAAATTGCGTAGATGCTGGCCCACGATCTTTTTGAAGGCGCCATCGATCAGCAACCCTCATACGAATTTCAATATCTGTCGGATCGATTTCATCAAGAGGAGGAGCTTCAACCATCGGTTGTGATCGCAGCATATCGAGCAACAATGGAACTGGATCTTCCCCAGAGATAAGGACTGCATCACTGTCCTTAGCCGCTTCTTCAGTCGCCCTAATCACATCAAGCACAAGGCGCTCAGTAACGCTACTGATAACGCTGCCTGTATGGATATTTGCATGATGCGCCCGCAAAGCTTGCGCTACGCGAGGCGGAAGGCTATCGACCTTCTGGTAAAGGTGCATAATCTGAGATATTCGATTTGAAAAATCGATCTCTTGACTCACGCTGTCATTTACACAGTCGATCCCACCAAGCTTGAGAATTACCTGGTCATCAAGAACCAATGCAGACTTAATCTCAACACTCGAGAGGATATAACGCTCAGCGATAATTACTGGCTGACCACCAACTAATTGGCTTTCTTCTCGAATAGACTTCGGCATTATTAGCAATGCCTCAAGCTGTCTCTGAATATGTATGCCAGTATTACTGAGACGGCGTAATCGTGGCTTACCCCCTTGTTTTTTTAACGCAATATTTGTAGATATCTTGCCAAGTTCCGGCCCGGCATCAATCACAAGCTGTTTTCCTAATAGCATAGTGGTGCTGTAACCATCAACGGCACCAGCCAACTCGTACTCGCCGCGACCATTACTGGAACGCTTGTGGATTTTCATTTAACAATCTCATCAGCATCAGCGAATAAATCGCTTATGCCAATTCCAAGCCCTTCCGAAAGCGCATGAAGAACTGTCACAGTGGGATTTCGCACTCCTCGCTCTATACCGCTCACATACGTGCGATCTAGATTGGATCGCGCACCAAGCTCCTCTTGAGACCAACCTTTTGCTAAGCGAAGGGCTCTGACGCGCGTACCAAGCGATATGCAAATTTCGTTATCATTCATCCTGTGACTTTCATTCAAATGATGACGATCGGTCTACGGACTATGAGTCACACCTTCCCCTGCCGACACCGCTCCTTTTTAGGTCACTAAGCTGCGTGGATAGACTTTCAAGCTGGTGGGTTCCCGAGCGGGGAAAATGGCGGGATCCATTGTCAGCGGGTGACAGTGAGTGCGGACACGCTCCCGAAGTATCCTTTGTCCATACAGGGATACATTCACCCACCTTAAGTGACTGATCGCTGGAATACTACATTCCAAAAAGACCGCTAAATGCGCCCGGTTCCCAATTCATGATCACCAACTCATCGCTGACCTCGGCTTTGCCCTGACGCTGATTGGTGGTTGTGTAACGAATGTTCAGCATTTCAAAATGGAAGCCTTCGAACACTCGGCGGATGTCTGGATGATCGTTTATGCTGACCATCACCTTGCCTTTGCTGCGGCGCATGAAGTCGGCCATCCGCTCATAGTTTTCGAACGGGAAGTCCACGCCATAGCCGGCAGTCTGCCAATAAGGCGGATCCATGTAGTGGAAGGTATGGGCTCGGTCGTAGCGTTCAGCGCATTCCAGCCAGGGGAGGTTTTCGACGTAGGTGCCGGACAGTCGTTGCCATGCGGCCGAGAGATTTTCCTCGATCCGCAGCAGGTTGATGGCCGGGGCAGTTGTCGCCGTCCCGAAAGTCTGTCCCGAGACCTTGCCCGCAAAGGCAAGGTGCTGCAGGTAGAAGAATCGGGCGGCGCGCTGGATGTCGGTGAGAGTTTCGGGGCGGGTCATTTCCTGCCATTCGAACACCTGCCGCGAGCTGAGCGCCCATTTGAACTGGCGCACGAATTCTTCGAGGTGGTTCTGCACGACGCGGTAAAGCGTGACCAGGTCGCCGTTGATGTCGTTGAGGACTTCGACCGGCGATGGCTGGGGCTTCATGAAGTAGAGCGCGGCACCGCCGGCAAAGACTTCGACGTAGCATTCGTGTGGCGGAAAAAGCGGAATGAGGCGGTCGGCCAGGCGGCGTTTGCCGCCCATCCAAGGGATGATGGGTGTAGACATAAAAAGCAAGACCTTTACTGTATGGATAAACAGGTGCTAGGCTCGCCGCGCTTTGTGCACGGAGCAAGAGCCTTGGCTGGACTTGCAGGGACAATCTGCAGGGACGGCGGCCGATCCGGATGTTGACGCGTCGGGATCGGCCGCTCTTTTTCACTTCGGTGTTGAGACTTCTTTGGCGTATGCCTGACAGGCCGCGAGGGCTATCAGCCCCCGGTCGCCGTCATCGGTGACGCCGATAATTCGTTGAGCATGCGCCGGGTCAAGTTCGGCTCTTGTGGGGCCATGAACCACGCCGCCGGTGACGGTGGTGGCTGACAACGATCGATTGCCCGCGCCGCTGGTGGCGTCGAGTAGGACTGACAGGCGCAGATCAGCAGTGGCAAGGCGGTCACGCAGGCGACTTTGATCACGTTGGGCATCACTCAAGGCTCGGTAATGGGTTTGTTCGCTGGTAGCCAAGCGCTGCTCGAGCGCGAGGCGTTTGTCCTGTTCGGCACGCTGCTGCGCAACCGTGGCCAGAGCCAAATGTTTGAGGGTTTCGGTGTGGAGTCGGGCCTGCTCTGCGAGCTGTTTGCCGTAGCGCCAGTCCTGTAATTGCCACGCGATGGCTGCGGAAGCACCGGCTAAAACGGCCAGCAGCACACCTTTGGCTACCAGTCGATACGGCGTCGGGATCAGTTCGCCGAGACGCATAGCACCGCCCTCGCCCGCCCCCACAACTCCAGCCGATCCTGCAGGCCGTTGAGACCGCCGTTGATCCTGCGGGTGATCGTGTTGATTTCGTTTTGATCGGCCAGCGCGTTCAGCCCATTCACTGACCAGAACCATGCGGCCGACTCGGCGGCCCACTGCGGCAACTCCAGTAATTCAGGCGTGCGTAGCAATCGCTCGTCACCGAACAGCGCCAAGCTGCAGCGCAGGTAGTTGTCGTGGCCAGTGACCTGGATCAGGCCACGACCGCGATAGCGCTGGCCATCACCGTCCGCTATCGGCGTGTTGCCCAGTTTTGCCGCCAGGTTGCCGGTGTCGTATTTGCTCAGGTACTGGTCGCCGCCCAGTTCCCGGACGTACTGCAGTTGACCCGACTCGTGACCGACTTGAGCCAGGAACGCGGCTTGGCGTTTCGGCGTGTTGATCTGCCGATGGGCCATGGCTGCGTTGAGGGCGGATACAAAAACGCCCGCTTGGCGGCGGGCGTCGGGCATGATGCTTTGCAGCTGTTGTTCAGTGATGGACATACAAACTCCAGACGTAAAGAAACCGCACTCAGGCGGCGATGGAATGCGTTTACTGCTTCTCGATGTTCACCACTTTGAGCGGTGGTTTGGCCTCTTTCTCTTTCTTTTTCTTGCCCTTGGATTTACCTGCTTTGCCGGCATTACATTCGACCGTGGTCGACCAGCCGGACTGGGTGAACACCTGTTCAACGGAGTCCGCCAGATATTCACCGTCAAGACCCTCCTTGAAGCCTTGGGCGAGAATCGGGCGCTCGGCAAAAATGTCGGTGCGGCCGGGCATCTCAAATCGCACGTCGGCGGTCGAGCGATTGAAGGCTGACAGACGGGCCTTGGCCGCTGCTTCGGCGGCGGTCTTGTTCGGGTAAATATGGCGATCGGTATGCACAGCCGGCAGACCGTCCGGGGCGTCGTCGTTGTCGATAGTGACCACCGCCAGCTTGCCGTCCTTCTTGTTCTGGTGCTTGGTGGCCACCGCCTTATGCGAGTTGCGATCGCCGAGACTGAATTGCCAGCGGCTGAGGTCGCTACGCGTCAGGGTGATGGCACCGAACGCTTTACCGGTTGCGGTCTGACCACCTTGGCGCGGCATTACCAACAACTTGCCGTCCGCGACTTTGGCCGTGCAGTCGTACTGCTTCGCCAGCCGGGTGATGAAGTTAAAATCGGACTCGTTGAGCTGGTCGACCCGCGCGACTTTGGTCGAGACCGGGCACACCTGTTGCCAGCCATTGCGCGCGGCGATGTCGGCCACGATCTTCGACAGCGGCACGTCTTCCCAGCTTCCGCTGCGGATGGTCTTGCCACTGCCCCGCATGTCGCTGGCCTTACCCTTGATTACGATGGTATCCGGCGGCCCCGAGACCTCGACCGTGTCCACCGTGTAACGGCCCATGCGCGTCAGAGCTGTTTCGGCATAACCCAGATAGACCTCAATCGAGCTGCCACGGCGTGGTAATTTCACCTGACCATCACGGTCGTCGATACGCAACTCAAACTCATCGGACTCCATGCCCGGTTTGTCAGAGGTACGCAGTAACAACAGCCGATCATTGATTTTGGCCGTGACGTCGGCACCATCGGCGACGATTCGAAACATTGGAGTCATGATTTTTTCCAATAAAAAACCCGCACAAGGCGGGTCAGAAAAACAAGGTGTCGTTACGCGTAACGCGGCGCGGCGCCGGCGAATGCATCGCCCCGGGTCAATCCCACAGGCTCACGCCCTCATTGGTTGGGCTGGGCAGATCCGGCAGGACGATAACAACGCCATACCGGAACGGCTGAGGCTCCTCGGCAAGACCCTGATTGGCATCAAGCACAGCCTCGACGCTGCCATTCAGATGGCCATAAACGTTGTTGCAAATGACATCGAGCATGTCGCCATCAGACGTCCTGCATGTCTTCGCCATACCGCTCAAACTCCAAAGTGAAACCCTGTTTGCGGGGAATGCCGCCGTGCAAAAACGCGCCCTGTTCATCGTTGATCGTCTTCAGGCACCACGTTCCGATCACCTCGCCATAACCGGTGGTCATGGTCAGCGGTTGAAGCCTGGCCCCGATGGAACGCAACGTGTCGAGCTGCTTTAAGCCACCCTTAAAGCCCGGGTAGATCGTGCCCTTGAGAGTCAACTTTTCATCGCCCATACCGATGGCCTGCTTCGCGGGCCGGCGCGTCAGCCGCTCCTGCGAAGCCCAACGGAACTCGGTCGAACGGCTCAGCTCATCAAAGGCCGCCGTGTCCAGGTTGAAGTAATACGGCTCGATTTTCGGATCACGCGGCTGGATAATCATCAGGTGCGGAAACGGCTTCACCGCCTCCGGCGCCGGTGTGGCATCCACGGCAAAAGAACTGGTGGGCACGATGTTGGCCAGCGACGGGCTCACCTTGCCGGCGACGTTGTTGATCGCCGTGGCCGCCTTGCCCGCCTGTTCCTTCAACGTGCCCAGCCGCTCCTGTACTTCG